ATAACAATACTGCGACCATATTGTTCTATGCTATAACTTAATGCAGCAGTCATTAAGGTTTTTCCTGCGCCAGTCGCAATCTCCTGCAATGCTTGTGGATTGCTCAAGAAGTTATTAATAATTTCAATTTGGTAGTCACGCAATACAACTGGCTCACCTTCTTTAGGATGTCCTTTAGGCCAATTTTTATGAGCAAAAGTTGCTTCTGTTACTGGATCAAAAGTAAATGAAGTATTGTAGTCTCTGTTATCAATCAATTCAATATCATATCCGGCTTGATCTAACAATGGAAGAATTTCTGACAACAGGTTTATGTATGTGCTACCCCCTAGACTAAAATAGCTAATTTTTCCATTCCACCTACCTAGACGGACACTCGGCAAATATCTAGCACCCGGCATTTCATATTCAAACATCCGCATTAGAGTTTTTCGATCAGCTAGTTCTAAACCAATCAACTTGCAATTAACTTCATCTTTTATTTCTAATTTAACTTGTTTCATTTAATATCTATAGGTTGTGAATTTACAAAATTTATAACTTTGCATAAGTTTTTAGGGGGCCATGCTTTAACTGAAGTTTTAAATTTAAGCAGAATTGGAAATTTGTGTTTCTTAGTATCATCTAGAACTTGAATGTTTAAATCAGTGTAGCCAATGTTGTATCTTTCCAAGTCGGCTATTATTTTTTTTCTGTTAGGTTCTATCAAAGGCGCACCTAACAATACAACATGGTCCGCCCCTACTTCTTTAATCCAAAGTGCGATATCTTTGATATTTTGAATTTCAGAAGTATATGATTGTTGTGCAAAAAATTTACTTCTTTCATTATTTATATCATATAAACTTTCGTCAATCAATACACCACGAGAGGCTAAAATTGCAAAGGTGTTAAGATCATTTTCTATTTTTATATCACTCAACCCATTGTACAATGGTTCATTGCATGCCATAATAATCAAATTACCATTACGGTTTACTAATGTTGGTTGCCAATACTTTATATCTTTATACAACGCTAATTGATCTAATAGATTAGTTGTCATTGTACAATAATTAATGGTCTTAAAGTGTTTACTAGCAACAGTCAATAATAATTTAATTGCATGTTGGCTAAAATCAGCTTCATAATGTCTTTTCTCCTTAGACCAAATAAAGTTGTTTAATGGTTCTCCTCTAAAAGACTTAATAAAGGCATTATTATAAGGGCAACGAAAAATTATTTTTCTATCTTCAATGGAAACAAAAGCATTTGTATATTGAGTGGAACTTTCTATTATAGGCATGGTCCACGGTAGATGTATTAACTTTTCAACATCCAATTCATTTTTTGCAAATTGCCTGCGATACTTATAAATTATTTTATACAATAATTCAATCTGGTTAGTAGTAACCTGTTTTATTGATTGTAAATTACTTATAAATTTATCGTCATATCTACTAAGACTTATTGATCCACTTTTCATGTAATGGATAACATGCTCTGCTGTTTTTAATTCTACCATCTTTTCATTATAAACAATATCAATATCAAAATCAAACAAACAGGCAAAAAAAGGGGACCGAAGTCCCCTAGTTTTAACTGTGTTTTTAATTAATCCATATCAGCATACCACTGACCGTTTTTAAATTGTGCTTTATATTCTGCTGGATTGTGCTGGTAAAAAGCAAAATATAAAACTGGAGCACCGTCAATTAATCTTACTTCTGGGCTATAGACCTTAGTAGGCTTGAAGGGTTGTTCAGCCCCTGTATTCCCTACCATGATTGTCATTTCTTGACCTTGATTTTCAGTCATGGTGCTTTCGGAAACGGGCTTTTTTCCGTCCATAATATTCAGTAAATCTTTCATTTGCATGATAAAAAAATCCTTTAATATATTTATTCCAGGATGAGAAAAAAAGAGGACCGAAGTCCCTCATTTGGAATAAATAAGAGTGTAGTTCGCGGGCGTCCACTCCCCAACTACTCTAATGCTATTAAGGAGCACCAGCATGAATATTTATACTAGAAAGAATCCTCCCTCAGGGTTCTATGTTTACGCATACTTGCGACAGGATAACACCCCTTATTACATCGGAAAAGGTCACAACATCCGAGCATGGAATCAACATGACAAAGGGATACATCCACCGAAAGACCAGACAAAGATTGTCATACTTGAATCCAACTTGACTGACATAGGAGCGTTGGCAATTGAAAGAAGAATGATTCGTTGGTATGGTCGCAAAGATACGAATACCGGAATTCTCAGAAACTTGACTGATGGCGGTGATGGTTCCGCTGGATATGTTGCTACTGAAAAAACAAGAATGAAAATAAGTGTGGCAGGTAAAGGTAGAAAACTAAAACCACGAACCAAGGAGCATTGTGCGGCACTGAGTAAATCACTGACGGGTAGAAAGTTAAGTGAGGACCATGCCGCTCAAATCAAAGAGAGACCTGCTTGGAATAAAGGACTGATCGGACACTACACACAATCGGAAGAATCAAACGAAAAAAGGTCCGAGGCACTTAAGGGTAGAGTTCCTTGGAATAAAGGAAAGTCTCCTAGTAAGGAGACTTTAGAGAGACAACAATTAGCAAGAGTAGGTAAGAAACGAGGCCCCTATAAAAAGAAAGGGGCATAAGCCCCGATCTTAACCACGCATACAAGTTGCTTGTGCCAATTGGCGCCAGTTACCACTGATCTTAACCAGATCAGCAATCTTGAGACACATACGCAAGGACACTTCACGCAGTTTAGAATGATTGGTCTCAATGAAACTCATAATTTCATCAGTTTGTACCTGAGTAAAATCATAGTCCTTGAACAGACCGCCATCACTATCACGATGCACTTGCTTGATACGGAGCATCTTGTCACGCTCACTGTCAACAGTCAGGTCCAGAAAGTGACAACGACTTTGGAGAGCATCCAAGTGAGGCTGAATCTTAGAAGCCTTCTTATTGTCAAAGGTCTTGTTGGTGATGAAAATCACAGAACCATTGAAGTTGAATTGATTGGGCACACCCTCATCACGCAACAGACGACTATCCTTGTTCCAAGAAATGCGACGGGTCTTACCACTATCCAACGCACCTTTCAATACATTGATAGCGTCCTGATCTTCCCACACATCACAGTCATCAAAAACCAACACATTTTTAGCATCGGAGTACTTGTACAATGTAGCGAACAGACCAATGCCACTGATAGCACCTTTGACAATCTCAAAGCGAGGACGCTTGCCTTGAATCTTGTCAAACATAGATGCCTTTTCCATTTGAGTGGTCACACCATGCGACTTACCGATACCAGCAGGACCAGTCACAATCATAGCACGAATGTTGCCTGCAATACATGCGCTGGACATTTCATCAAGGACTGCAAAACGGCTAGCAATACGATTCATTGCCTGTTCATCAGTTTCGATTACCTGAGGTTCCGACACAGGTGCCTTGACACTGGTGTCATTGACAAACTGAATATCAGCCATAGAACCAACTTTTACTTTAACCACATCAATATCAATATTGAATTGGCCGTCATTCTTGACCGTCACATAATTACCTTTCTTGCCTGATTTAAAACCCTTCACCAGAGTGAAGACCTCACCCTTGACTGCTTGATTACGATACATGCCAGAAAGAATGCGAACATTAGACATTAATTTGCTCCGTTAGTTAACTGTCAATAAAAGTATTATATACCCAAACTGATTTATTGTCAAGCCGTCAGGCGATCAACTAATTGGGCATGAATGAGGTCCATTTCGGATTGCTCTACATAAAAGTCCGTGGTCGGGTCGTAATACTGACCTTCTTTGTTGTCATAATACAACACACGACCGGAGAAATTGAACGGGCCTTCAAGACCTTTGCGGGGACCATATTTGGTTCGCATTTGATCCATTTGATAACTGTCAGCGACAACTTTGTAACCCATCAAGAACTCCTTCAATCAACTGAACAGACTATAGTATAATACCAAAATGATTTATTGTCAAATTTTGGTATTATTATTTTTATAATAAATTTTATAATTAACTTTAGTCCTCCCAAGAATCGGAGTTTTTCCGATGTTTTGGACGACGGTTATATTGGGTCTTTTTAGGATTTACAACCCGATATTTATAAGGAGAATCGTTCTCAAACAACATACGATGGACACGCTGTTTGGGTCGTTCGATCTTGAAAGAAATAGTTTCGTGTTTCATAATACCATTATTCTAGTACATATGGTATTTATTGTCAACCTTAATTTTATTCCGATACTTTTTCTGATGCCAAGCATCCAAATACTATAAAAACAATAAAGTTTACATAAGGTATAATGAATGATAGAACAAACCAAGGGTTAATACCAGCATCACGGCATCGTCTTGCAGCGGTAGCAACCATTAACCAAGTCAAAAAGAATCCAGTTGCCAACATAACTACTGCACCAAGTAACATTCCTATAGGACCAGAAAGAGAAAGAATAAAAAACAAAAAAGTCGCTACTATGACAAATAACCAAGTGATCAAATAGATAGCCCAGTATTCGCTACGGGTAGCTTTTCCTGTAAATTCAAGATATTTTCTATATTGTAAAAGTTTATCCATTTTGATTTTGCCAAAGTGTAAAAAAGTTTTTCATTTTTGTTTCTTCATCCCAATCTTTACCATATTCATTGTCTTTGTCACACAATCCTAAGGCTTCTTCTCTTGTTACAATGCGATGGCTAACGATTTGTTCACCGATATGTTCTTGACTAAACTCCTTAGCATCTTCCATTGCAACAGTATCTAGTGCCCACTCACTTTTGTCTTTACCATATTGATCAATGCCAACTGGCACTTCAACCATATATCGTTGACGAAATGTACTGACACATTCGACTAATACAAATTGAGTTGGTTCTTTCTTTTTCAAAGTCCAAGATCCGTCTTTGTTATCAATCCAGTCAAGTGTGTCTCCTTCTTTCCAGCCTGCTTGTTGCATGAGGTCATCGGGAAATTCAAGAATAGCATCACCGTTTTCTGGGTCCTCTTTGACTTCTAGTGTCCAAGTTTTATTCATATAATCATCCTTATTAATCCAACTGTGTCGATTGTAGTCAGCAAGAGGTAGTTAGCCAACATGCCAAAAGACTTTCTAGTGTAAGCAGCCCAAGCATAGAGAGAACAACCAAGAATCCAAATAGGATATAATACAAGTAAAGGAGGGTTGGGTACCGTGAGAGCCATTGTAATCGAACATCCAATAGATATAGCCCAAGCAAGCAACTCAACGCAAAAACGAAAAGGATGAGTGCGGTAATCATCTTTGATCCATTTAAAAATACCTATAATAATATCATTCATACATATAATTGTACACGGTTTATATGTACTATTCAATAGTTTAGGTTACTGATTATTTCTTTAGTTGTTTCACTATTATGTGATTCAATCAGATTCACAAGTATTTCTTCTATCAATTGATTCAATGTTATGTCACGCTTGTGCGCTTCCATAAATAATTTCAACAAAACATCATCTTCCAAATCAATTGGAACTTGAATGCGAGTATCAACTACGAAATCATTAAAAATCGCACGAGCCTTTTCTAAAAAGTCTTGTTCTACTTCTATGTCAACCCATTTAACATTATCCCATGCTTGGTCAGGATCGATGTTTCTTTCTTTGGCTTCTTTGTAATAGACTTCTTTAAATTTAGGATTAAACCAACGGTATGGACTATGTTTATCATTTTTATCATTTACCGTTGCTTCATAAATTTCTTGTGTTTTAGTATTAAAAATTACTGAGGCGTAAGCATACTCACTCTCATAATCCAAATATCGAGAGTTTTCCCAAATGTCCCAAGAATGTTCACTTCCACCAACAATGCGAGAATCTAGAGCGGTATTCATATCAGAAAGAAACATTTTAATCTCCGTTTAAGGTTTAATATTGTTAGTATATGATTTATTTGTATTGTTGTAAAGAATTTCGGTTACCTTTTACACCCATCTTAACTTAAAGAGGATAACATCTTTTTCTTCTAGAAAATAAAAATACCAAATATCACCACCGGCTATAAAACTTTTTCGTAACCATCTTTTATTTGGTTTTCCAAGGTTCTCCCAGCACCATCTACCCATTACTAAAGGGTCATATATGGTCCAGTCTATAGCTATTCTATATTTAAATTTTCCTGGTCTAGTGTCAATCTGCATCAGCAAACTATATAAATGAGTACTTATCTATTGAATAATAGTTATAACCATCTCTTGTTTTGATTTTAAATAAACCGTGAACATTTAGTGGTTCATTAAATTGTTTTTCCAATAAACTGATCAATGGATTGTTTTCTACCAATGTCATATTAACCAAATGGTTATCTTTATTAGCAAACCAAAATTCTTTTCGTTTACCAAGTTTACTTTTGACGATAAAAGATTTAATGAATTTTAAAGAAAAAGCTTGGTTTGTAAACATAGAAGGAAGAACGATTGCAGAATCGTGTTCCATCTTGATTTTATCAAATGCAGAATCGTATTGATAAAACTCAGGCAATCTATAAACTAATGGGAATATTTCTTTTTTGTGAATATCAGTTTTGTTATGAACAAAAATATTCAAATCCTCACGGAATTTACTAAGCCTTGAGTTTTTCAATTTCAAAACCATTAATTTTTTACTGTAATAGTCACGGATCGTATTTGCTAATTCACGGTCTTGATTATTAACTTTTTCAAATAACTCTTTAGAAGTAAGTGTATGAATTAATAGTAGTTCACCGTTCGATCTAATCCTATGCCAAGCAACACTTAACGCAAGTAAATCTTCCTTGATTTCAATAACTTCATATGATCTAGCATATTCATGATTATTATAATCACTGAATACTAAATTACCTAAGGTTTGATTCTGCGCTCGCGCCGGAACACCAACCTGGTTGAGATTACCTAACAAGTTACCGAGACTTGCGCGTGACTTTCCAGTACTTATATACTGACCAGCCGAATTATTTAAATTTTGAGCAAAAATTGACATTTTTATCCTACAATTGTGTCTTCCATACCACTAGTTCTTAAACGAACTACATGTCCTAACATAAAGTTTTTTGACTCTAGCCCTTTCATAATGCCTAACCATTTATTTCTCAATAAGGCCACTTCATTAATCAAGACTTCAAAATCAATCACTTCGTCCTCGCCGTCAACATACTTTTCAGCATCACGGCTAGTCAACGCTCTATTATACGCCTCTAGGTATTTTTGAAAATGTTTTCGGCGAATTTTCCGTAATTGAATATTTAGGTAATTAAGTACTGCCTCAATTTCTTGCAGTTGGTTAAATCTAAATTCAGTGACACCTGGCAAACTGGCAATGTTTTTTTCAACATTGCCTTTGATACTTACTTCATATTTTGCTTGAGTTAATTCATTTTCATAATGAAGAATAAAATCAGGTATCACACTTAAATTTTGTGTAATTTGTGTGTACCAATTCATTTAATTCCATTCATCATCTTCGGAATCATATTCTTCTTCATCATACTCTTCCTCAATGTCATGTTGCTCTAGGTAGTATTTTAAAGCTGCAAGTAATTCTTTATTGCCAGTAAATGTTTCTTTGATATCTTCAGGCTCATAATTGTTATCAATCAATAGACTAATTAAGCTATCGGCTGCATCAGTTCTTTCATTTAAATCGATATGATTACGCAATGCTTCCCAAACTTCTGAAATAATACTTAAACTCATTCTGTAACATCTCCTTCAGTTGTTACATTACTTAGCTTAGTTTGTGATTTTTTCTGGAACTCAGCCATAACAGTATCCAAACAACCATCAGTGTTTGCTTCCCATGCTTTACGAAACTTCTTAATGATTTCACCATCAAGTGTGGTATACACAAGACTGTTGCCTTCTTTCTTAACAAGTTCAGCCTTCTCAATCATATCAAGCATACCACTATATGGACTCATACCTGTTTCGTAAGGGATCTTAACTTGCACACTTTCAAAAGGCTTTGCATATCGTGTTTTCATAATCTTGCAACTTGCACGAATACCACGAACATCACTAATCTTGTTGCCATCTTCATCTTCTTTTAGCTTGAGTTTCTTCATGGCAACAACAATACTTGATGCATAGATAAATCCTTGACCACCTGAAATTTTGTCATCAGGGTCAAACATATCTTGGCTTGCATATGTGTGATTAGTTGCGACTAGTCCAACATTATGACTACCAAACATATTAACACAATTGCGAACAAGTGCGGTCAATGCTTTGGGCTTACGACCCATGTCACCTTTCATATCACCTGCTTCAAACTGATTAACATCTGTAGGTGTCAACAACATACCAAGACTATCAAGCACAAACAAAACTTTAGGCTTATCTGTTTCAGGTAATGTTTTGTATGACTTCATAAACTCTGAAATTGTTTTAGCAACATCATCAATCATTGCCATGTTCAACTTCAACAATTTATCTTCTTCTGTAGATACACCAAGTGCATGTAGCCATGCTTCATCAAGTGCATTCTCTGTATCAATTAATACAACAAAGATTCCTTGTTCTTGTGCATGTCTAACAAGGTTTCCTGAGCAGATGAAACTTTTTCCTGCTCCTGATTCTCCGGCAAAGACAGTAACTTTACCAAGAGGTACGCCTTTATTAAAATCACCACTAATGAGGTAATTGAGAGCATAATTTCCTGTACTCACCCAATCTGTAGGGTCATTAAATCCTATTGAAAGTCCTTCAATGGATTTTGTGATGTCACGGCGAAATTTTGATATATCAAACGGCTTGGCCACTTGTCTTCTCCTTAATGTAATTCATAATTTTTTCCAATTCTTCTAATGTCATATCTGACTTTAACTTGTTTGCTCTCCAAGAAATTATAAAAACATTTCCCGGAACATATCCTAATTCAGGTATAACTTTATCAATAGTTGCTTTATATGGATCTCTTAAATGACCTGCATTTCCTCCCCAACTGTAATTTAATTTAACTTCCAATATAGGACAAAATTCAGGCTGGTTAAGATCGGATAATTCTATTGTAAAAGGTATTCCTTTTTTAATTGCTTGATTTTTTCGTTGCCTGAACTGATGCGACAAAGTGTTTTCCATAGCTCGGTACCTATCTCTATCACTCTGATACAAGTCCATTCTAGAACATTCAACGCAAGTATGAGTAGAAACAAAACGGTCAGATATGTGCCCACGCTTACAAGGCTTTCCGGTAAAATAAGTTTGATTACCGTTAGCAATAGCATTGTCACGCTCTATAGACCGCTTATTAGCCATATTAACTATCCAATTCAATAGTGTTCCACTCTTTGATTATAGAGAGTAGTTCTCCTTCAGTGTTACAAAGAATCTTACAATTCTTCCACTCTTGTTTCTTGTCTCTTCCACCAATCTCAATCATCCAACCGTTATCATAACGGTTGATGGATATATTCTCGTTGACTTTAGCCAACTTAGTTAATGTTGTCATATTAATTCCTTATTTTCCTACTACATTATGATAAACACTAAATGGTTGTTTATCAAGTAATTGAGGGCAAGTTTCTGCCATTATATCAAGCTCATAATCTGTTGGGAAATGACGCAATGCCCCTCGTGCCCTGTCTCTTACTAGACTAGGTACCCTTGGTGTTCTACCAGGATCACATAATTCTTCTAGAAGTTTTTTAGCCTGTTTTAAGGCTCTAAATCTTTCATTTGGTAATGTCATGGTATTTCTCCTGTTAAAGGGGCCGAAGCCCCTTTACCTATTAAGACTTTTGCTGTCTAGCACGAATCATTGCTAGAATGTCTTGAGCCTTGTCACTTGACGCTGTTTTAGGCACTTGTACTGGTTGACTAGAACTTTGTGGTTCGTCTTCCCACGGAGCAGATTGTGCTACAGGTGCTGTCGCGGGTGCGCTAGTTTCAGTAGTCGCTGATTGTTTATCCGCAGATGCTCCTGTAGGCGCTTCTAGTCCATATGGACGATAGTATTGACCCCAACGCTCATTGTCGTAAGGTTGTCCATCAACACTTGCTTCAAACATTTCTTTGATGATTTTAAGTTCTGCTTCGCCTGGTTTCTTTGGCAAGAAGTCAGTTAGATTGAATAGACCATGTGCTTGAATAGCATTTTGTTCAGCCTCAGTCAATGGGCTGACTTTTCGTGACCAATTACTTGTACTGTAATCAGCATAGCCACCCTTACTTGTTTTACGAATGTTGAAGTCAACACCATTAATATAGTCAGTTGGCAATTCTTCCATTTCAGGATCCATCAAACTAGATTTAATCACATTAAAAATTTGAGAACTGATAACAAAACGACGAATTGGATTTGTTGGTTCTTTGTCATCACCGAGAGGATTCTGACGCACAAAACCTTGGAATAGATAACTACGCTTCTTCCAATATTTGTTTGCCATTTCTTTCAAACTTTCGTCTTTATACCAAGGACGAACTTCTGCTAGAACTGGACATGTAGAACCATCGTTGTACATTTCGGTACACGGAACCTGAACATCAATTTTCTTAATGTTACTATCACCTTTTACACCATTAAATGGAAGTTTGATGATTTGACGCTCGACCCAAAAGAATGTATTCTTGTCATTACCATCTGGAAGAAAGCGTACAGTTGCTACTGTGCCTTCATCAATATTCCAGTGGGGATAGATTGAGTTATCAGATTGGGTGTTAGAACCCTTGTTGTTTGATTTGTTTTCTTGTGCCGCGATACGAGCGCGGATTTCTGCGAGGCTTGCCATAATATATTTTCCTTATAAATTGAGATGGTCTCGTTTTTAATATTCGCTGTCTCCCTATGAGACAACTAACACGATGAACAAGTATAGCAGTACTTTTTCATCCCGTCAATGTATTTATTCCAGATATGGTAAACCTCACATTTTCAGTGAGGTTTATTTGCCCTTTTATTTTCTAACTATTCTTAGCATAGCGTCTAAGTCTTCTTGACCTTCTTTGACACTTTCACTTGTGGGTTTCTTACCACTTAGTCGAGCCAACGCTCCTGTCATGCCTTTAGCTGCCTTTTCATGTTCAGCTTTTGACATTCCCGGCTTTTTGAATGGCATTGGGGGAACATCATCTAGTTCTGCTTGTTTCTTATCAGCATAAGATTTTACAGTAGATTTCTTTAACTCTCCTAATTGCTCAACTGATTCGTTAGCACCAACTAGTTTACCGATATTGTTATTTTTAACTTTCTCAGTTGGGCCTAACTGACCTACACGCTTTTGATTAGCATCGAGGTCTTCCGCCACACCTTGCTTTAAACGCTTGCCAGCAACGACTTCGACACCATTGATCTCTAAAGGATACCAATCATTAGCGGATAATCTACTAAATAGGTCTTCTATAGAGTCAGCCTTGACGGCCATTTCTTCTTTGCCACCAAAGTAATTGCTTTTATCAACTGCTACTACCTTATAGACTTGTTCCGAGCCTTCCGCCACACCTTCTTCATTTGTTGGCTGGCCACTTAAAAGAAAAGCAGTTCCATTTGGTAACAAGTATGCTACATAAGTTCCGATACCGCGAACACCCATCTGAGCCTGAGTTACTTTGACTTTAGTAGCACTACGGGGTACCGCCTCCATATTTTTTGGTACAATTTTTACCTGATATTCTTTATTGTTGTGTGTTATAGTATAAGAGCCGTCACTGTCTTTACTTATATTGTCTACTATATTTAACTCTTGGCTGGATCCTCCTGCCTGTTGAGTAGCAACAGGCTTAAAGCCACCAACTTTATTACCGTCAGCATCGTATGAAACACGAGCGTTTGCTCCAGAAGCTCCCATAGCCATAGCACCAGCTAATCCAACTGCTGCTAACTTATCTTTCCAACCCTCATCCATTTGGTCTTCTGTTGATTCTTTATTAGGTTTAGCCATATTTGGCTTGCCGTGTTCAGGATTACTAAGACCTGCTCTATTTCTTAAATCTATTAATTGTTTATCATCATCAGGTGAGATAACATCCAATACTTTCTTCCCTGCTGTCTTTAATGCACCGCCAACTTTTTTAGCAAATTGTAATCCACTTTCATCTAGGCTTTCATCAATACCTAAATGATCTGCTAGTTTTTGTGATAAAAATTCTGATGCATCAGCATCGTAATTTTTAATATCACCACTGGTAAAGTAGTAATCCCATAGATCAGATTCTAAATCATAATCCATGTCACCGCCTTGTCTAAAGGCTTCTACGGCATCACTATGTCTTGCTAAAACATCATCTAGTGTAGGTTCTGTACCTTCATCTAAATTATCTTCGGGTGCATCATTGCCACCTGCTGGTAGCTCATCAACTGGTTCAGTAAATATTGGTTCTTCACTAGCTTCGCCGCCATCACCTCCTTCTAATAAACTATCAGCCCATTCACTTAATTCACTGACTTCTTTCATTTCAGCAACTTGCTTATGTAATTTAGATAAGATAGGCATTACAGATTCAATGCGTGGGTCCAATGTCTCCTGGACAAATAATTCGTTTATTGCATTGGTATCTGTTTCATCTTCCATTAGTGCAGGAGTCCAACTTTCAAAGTACATATTGTAACCACGATGACCGGTCATACGGCTTAGAGTTTCACGCAATGATTGGTAATGATTTATTCCCTCATTAACTAATTTTTGTGCTGACTCATTGAATTGTCCATTTCTTGTAGCACGAACAAATCCTGCCATTTTTTGATATTCTTCGCAAAGATTATTAATATGGCCCCAACGCTCATCATTTACTTTTCCACCTTCGGCTACATGTCTAGCATATACTCTTGCAATTCCAGGCTTTTTAGTATCAAGTAAAAATCTTTCGCCTAATTGATTTTCTAAAAAGATTCTATTGATATTGCGATATCTTTGCTCACCTTCTTCAATTTGGCGAGTATGTTCAATGACGATTTTTACATTAGGTACACTATCGCTATAACTTGCTTTTTTGCCCATTGGGTAGTACCCTTCAGATATTTTGTTTTTTTGTTTCATAAAATCTCTCTTTGCCATATCATGTTTTAAATGATTTGAATTTTTCAATTCAAAACCAAGTTGTCTACTTTTTGCGAATTTTTTTAATTGTTTTAATAAAGAATACCAGCTAGAACCAGTAGTTTCATCATTGTCGTGTTTTTTACTATTAGCTACATTATCATTGTAGTAAATGGTTAATTTTTGTAAACCATCAATTGATATTGTAACTGTACCATAATTGACTTCATCTTTTATGAAATCAAATTGAAATACTTCTGCTTCATCAGGAACAGGTATTTCTTTACCTGCGGTGTCAAGCATAGTAGGATTGTATCCTTTTGATCTTAACAGATCAAAAAGACTATTGTTTATTGATTCTGAGCTTTTGGGCATATCTTATATTTATCTTTGTAATCAACTTATTACGGCGAAGAAGGGTAATGGAGCGACAAATTCTTCATGGTCTCGGACATAATTTTCTAAATCTAAGTGATAACTCGTTAATTCCTGTATCATTCTGATATTTAATAAACTAGCCATTACTAAATCATCGGTGTCACCTACTTTAGCAGCATAACTTCCACCGTGGGCCACAAAGCTTTTTAATTCACTAATAAGACTGCGACTATTTACTGTCATTTTTTTACTTTCCAGTAAAGTTTTAAATTTAGCACATGCTGCTAGTTTACTTTTTGGCCCAGTATTAAAACCTTTGCGTTTTTTTCCAGGTTCGCTCAAAAATGTTCCTAGAATATTGCTTTCTCCATATTCATTTAAAGAGATTAATGCTGCTTCACCTATGCTATTATTTTCTATAGAATAATAAAGACTGTTGGGTTCCTCAGTGCATTCTATAATGTATTTGTTTATTTGAGCAATCAATTTAATTTGATTAGGAATATCTGTTTTATTATGCTTCCATTCTCCTACTTGAGTAGTAGAATCAGCTTCGTAGATTTGTATTGCTGCTGGATCACCACCAGTGCCAATGCTAGGATCTAATGCTACTGTATAGATATGACCTTTTTCTGGTTTCTTATACCATCGAATTTGTCCTTGCCTGTGTGTAGGTTCTATGCCATCAAGCATTAATAATGTATTAGGATTAATCAAAGTCTCATCGGCAATAATAAATTCGCAATTGGAGCATAAAATTCCATCAGCATAAAATCTTTTATTATTTCCAACATTCACTAGATCATATACGGTTTTAATGGCATTTTCTTTTATTGATATTACCTTCTGTACTCCGGCGGTTGTCCTAATTAATGCTCCGGTTGTAAGTTGTTCTACTTTTACCTTCTCGTATGACTCTGTAAATATCTCATGATCCGGAGTCAGTATTATTTGAGAATTCTCTAAAGTTAGAATAACAGTATGCATAACGCCTTTATTAACTAGGCCATCAAAT